AGAGCCACACAACGAACCGGGAGGATCGTAGTGACGGGGGTAGCAGTCGGAGCCAGCACAGCATTGGCAGAGTTGCCAGTGGAAAGGCTGGAAGCAACTGCAGCGTTGTTGATCATCGACAGGTTGGTACCAACCATCGCTTTAGCGCCCGAAGCGACAACGGTCGTCGCAGAGCAAACCACAGCCTCAAAGACCGTGTCGGGATCGTCGCAAACGTAGCCCACCGCATCCCCAGCCAGCGTCGAAGCGGGGTAGAACTGCGAAAACGTTTTCTGCTTCGTGACCGGGTTCGTGAACGAGCAACCCAAGAAGATACCAGTGACTTGGTTAACACCAGTACCGGTCGACACCGCAGCCCGTTGCAGCATGCCGCCCGGAGCCGAGGTAGAGACTTTTACGAAGTCGCCGTAGAAGATATTGGAAGCGAAACCGTACTGGATGGGGTACATACGGGTAGAACCCGCAAATACTTGACCTCCCAGCAGGTTAACCGGTTTCAGCCCGTAAGGGGCTGCAATAACAGGATAAGCCATTTAAGACTCCTAAGTCTTGGAATTTGGGCCAAAGGTTACTTGAGAATCCCGGTGAGCAAACTTGCGCATGCTCGGGTGGTTTTCTCGCAAATAACTACTATCTACAGACTCCATCTGAGCTTTGTTCTGCCGTGCATAGTACTCAGCACGTTGACGCACAAACTCTTCAGGAATCCTGCACAGCAACAACCCGCCCACTTCGATACCACCTTTGAAGCGACCTTCGGTTGTAGCATGCATCATCAACTCGGGGTAGTCCTGCGCTCTGCAGGGCTCGTACCCTTCACGCAGCTTAGACGAGATGTTTGACGGGTCATCTTTCCCCATCACCGAAACACGGATGTACTTATGATCCCAACCCGGACGAGGGTTAGGCATAGGCAAAACTTCGGGCGGACGCCATGCTTCGGGGCGCTCAAACTGCACTCGCGCATCGAGTTCACGATCCAACCGGTTCTGCTTTTGAGTAACTTGAGTCACTTGAGTATCAGCCATGATTATCGATCCTGTCTAAGTCTGGCAACCTGTTTCGCGTATTCTTCCAAGGGCACCCCAAGCCTGCGAGCTATCGCAGCTTCTGACGCCTTCAGTCTGATACGGTTAGGCGAAGTACTACGAGAGGCCGGAGCCACTACCGTAGACTGTTTATTTGCACGGCGCGGAGGTTCGTCATCCTCATCTGCCGGTTCAGCCCTTTTCCGAGGCGGCTCGTCTTCCTCATCGCTCTGAGCAGAAAACTGCTCAGGAAACCGTTTACGCATCGTTTTATCGATGGTCTTAAAGTACTCTTCAGTACCAACGTATTCGGGACCATACTCGCGCTGTAGTTTTTTGTCAACACCCATCGCAGCCATGGTCATTTCTTCATCCTTACCCCACCAATCGGAGTTTGAATCCAACCAACGCTGCGCACGGGGACTAATCTTAGGCTGTTCAGGCGCGGCAGTCCTAAACCCCCTGTCGTCAACCTCGATAGGCCTAAGACGAGTGGTTTCTTTAAGCTCGACCGTAGCTTCTGCAACTTCAGCTTGAGCCTCTGCAAGAGCGTCGGAGTCCGCAGCTTCAAAAGCTTCCTTGTATTTGCGCTTGGCTTCAGCAAGTTTGCTTTCGGCTGCAACTTTGGAGGTCTCAATAAACTGCTTAGACCCGGACGAAAGCTGCTCCTGAAGCCTCTTGTTTTCTTCCAAAACCTTACGTGCATACGCTTCCGCAGCCTCGCGTTCACGCAGAGCAGTTTCTTTTGCTCGCCTTTCGTCGTGATAACCACGAGTGAATTTTTTGATGCGAGCCTGAACTTTTTCGTCATATGACGAAAGTTCTTCTTCGGTCGGGTCATCGGGCGGGGGCGCGGGTTTACGACCACGATCAGCCGGGGGCGTGTCGTCTTCGATATCGAATGCAAACTCATCTTCTTCCTTTGCATTAGCGATGGTGCCCTTGGACTCTTTCTCGTCGGGGAACTTGTACTCGTCGCCTTCAAACTCTTTGTTGCGTGTGTTCATGTTTCACCTCATGCAGCGCGGCGGATGCCACGCGGATCTTCGACAACAGCCTCGACCGAATCATCGTTGATGATGCGGAATTCTCGACCATGGATGTGCAAGCGAGTGCCTGAGTTAGGACGCACTAGAACAAAGTCCCCCACCTTGCAGGAGGGTCCGCTGGGGAAGCGGGTTTTGTCAGCGTAGGCGTCAGGTCCAAGCTTCACTACAAACAACACGGGGGTAAGCACCTCCTCGTAGTGAAGGGTTTGACTTGCCTTAAGAAGTCCTACGTCGCTATCAGAAAACTCTTCTGTGGCTTCTGGCACCATGCACAAGATGTGATAGGTCTTAGGGTCGGGCAACTGCTTCGCTTTTTGTTCTGGCTCTTTGTTCAGGAGGCCAGACAGGTCTACAGCAGTGGATAGGTCAGTCATCGGTATGGATCCTTTGCACGAGGTCTTTGATGTATTCGTCTGCGAGGGTTAGACCTCGGATGATCCCGCAAACGTGCCGATAATCGGCGAAATCTTTAAGCCCACCGCTAGCTACAAAAGTGATGTTGTCCTGCTTGAGCTTATGCAGCTCGCTCCTGACTGCGTTCAGGGCGTCGATCTCTGACATCATTTATTCCTAGGTGGTTGAGACTGGGGGCGAGAGGCTTGTGACCTATCTTTGGCAATGGCAACGCCCATCTTCATACCTTCAAGCTCCATCTGCTTGCTGAGCTTGTCTTTGGCAGCGGCGGCGGTGGCTCCCACCTGCATGGCCGCGATTTCCTTCTGGGCAGCGATCCGAGACTCTTCGACCCGGATGCGGTCGGCTTTCTCAGCCGCGTCGATCTGTTGTTTCTGCGCTTTGAGCTCAAGCTCTTTCATCTTCAACTGAAGCTCCTGCATCTGCATCTGGAGGACGGGGTCCTGCATCTGCTGCTGGGCTTGTTGTTGCTGAGCCTCCTGCGTGTCGCGCTGGAGCAGTGCCTGTGAGGCTTGAGCCACAGCTTGAGCAATCTGAGCTGCAACTTCCGGAGGTACCTGCTTGTTCTGCTCTTCGGTCGGGAGAATCCCACCCAACTGCTGCTCGATCTGTCTGCGGTACTCGAACCCAAGGTGCTCGTTAACGTGAGCAAGCATCGCAGCCTGCATAGCTTGAGCTTGTGGGTTCTGACCGACCAAGGCAGCAATCTTGGGGTTCTGCATCATCGACATGTGGGTGGCGATATGCGCCTGATGGTCCTGCTCAATGAACGCCTTCACAGGTTTACCCATCAGAATGTTCTGATTCTCCTGCACCGGGTCGGTCGGTACCGCGTCGTCTTCGACGGGCACGAGCTTGGCTGCGTTCTTGATGCCCAACACCTCGATCATCTGTCGGTGGAGCATTGGCAGGTTGTAGAGCTGAGGAGCGGACTGCGCAAGCTGAAGTACTGCCTGATACTGAACGATCTTCTGCGCCATCGTCGCAGCGTTGGGGTCGCTGACCGGAATAACGTCCACAGCATCGTAGTCAGACTTCTTCGCCCTGCGCGAGCCCTCAACCGGCTCGTACTCATACTCTTCCGGCGTGTAGTCGGCAATGATGGCTTTCAGGAGCTTGAACTCCTGCTTCATCGCGTAGTGCAGGCGCGACTGCACCGCCGTCATCACTTTAAGAGTACGTTCGAGAATAGCAAGCGTGGTGCCAACCGGAGCTTGGCTGGACATATCGGAGACCTTCATGTCTCCGCTCGACGCAAACGCACGACCCTCGGCAATGATCTGATTAAGGAGGGTCAGAAGCACCTGACTCGGCTCTTTGTACGGCAGCGGCAGGATGTTGTCTCGGATCGAGCCACTCGGCACATCCACATCCCTGAACTCACCCGGTGCGATAGGCGTGTCGTCACCCTTGATCCGTAGACCCCTAGCCTTGAGACCACCGGGAAGGTTAGACAACGTACCTGCGTCCACCAGCTGACGAATCAGCATCGTCGCGCTCTTGGCGTAGCCACCGATCAAGTGAATAAGACCGTAGCCATAGAACCCAAAGCCGGGGATGTACTGGTAATGCACGAAGTGCTGGCGTTTGAGGTGGAGCTTGTCATCCTCGTACCAGTTGCGGCGGACCGCAAGGATCTTGCGAGTGCCTTTCTCAAGGGTGACGATGTACGGAAGCGCAATGCCCGTGGGCTCGCCTTCTTTGTTCTTGTGCTCAAACCCCTTGAGGTCGAGGTCCACGTTCATCTCAAGGATGCGATAGCGGTCGTCTTGGATGGCACTCATGCCCATCTCTTCAGACTTCTGCTTCTCAATGTCGTCCAGCTCCTTGGTCGGCTCACCCAGCTCAATGTCTCGGTAGAACCCAGCATCTTGGAGCTTCAAGATCTCATTCTCGGTCTTACGCATTACGTGCGTAACCCGTTCAGCTCGCTCCAAGCTCGACGCCCCGTACGGCACCACAATGTCCTCGGCGGGCACAAACATCGCCGTCTGACGACCAAGACTCGGGTCGTAGTAGACCTTCTTGAACGCTGAACCTGCCAACGGGAGCGACCACAACAGCTTCTCATGCTCCGGGCGATACTCGTTCATCACCTCAGTCAGCTGATAGTTCATATCCTCGCGTACACGAGTAGCCGACTCCTGCACCTTGACGGTATCTTTACCAATGATCTGGGTCTTGACCGGCCCCTGCGCAGGGAAGGTCTCCATCATGGCTTCTGACTGGAACCGCACGACAGACTCTGTCAGCATCGGGTGGAACACCCCGCAAGCGCCTTGCCACGGCTCTGTGCGCTCTTCGTACTTAAGCCCAAGGAGCTTCAGACCATCTACATAAGTCTGAATCCACTCCTTCCTGTCCATCGTGTCCTTGCCAAAGTCCTCAATGAGCTCTTCGCCCAGAGACTGCAACTCCCGCTCGTCCATGTATTCGGCAAGATTGGAGTCAAACTCCTCACCCTCTTCACCGGCTTCGGACTTATTTAGTTCAATCTCAAGATCGCCCAGACCAATACGTACCGCTTCGGGATCTTCGATCTCGATCTCAATTTCAGGTTCCACACCTTCAAGATCCACCACACCTTGTGGAGCTTGGTACAACGCCTTGTCCATGTTTCCAGCCATGATCCTGTCCTTTGATTAGACGGTGTAGTACCTGTCTTTACTCTTGAAGCCCCGGAACCACTTGATGTCTTCAGGTTCATCAGAAGGAAGTCTGAGGAATCCGCCTTGCCTGAAGCGCATCAGTGCGAGCGTAGTCGCATCCACCAAGTCGTCGTGTTCGCCCGAAGGAAACGCAGCCAGCTCATCAACCAACTCTTCAGCCCATCGGGTCTGCGGTACCCATACTTTCCCAGAGGCAATAATGTCCGAGATGGAGTTGACTCGCGCAATCTTATCCTGCCCTCGGCTCGGCGTATACTCCTGCACAGGTACACCCATCGCTCGAAGGTCGTAGATCAACGGAGCGCCGGAAGCCTTTTTCTCGATCAAAACGCCGTCGGGCTCGTAGTAGTTGTACTCCTGTAGCACATCTTTCTTCAGGTCAGGGTACTCGACGCGCTTCTTATATACGTTAAGCAGTATGATGTTAGGATTACCACGGTCTTCGTTAGGATAGAAAATACCCCATGTCGTACCTGCGGAGTAGTCAGCACGACTATGCTTCTCAAAAGCAGTATCCCAAGTCTGCAAAATATAGTCGCATGAAGGGGGGTCTTCCCTATCCCACCACTGCCACCAATCCCGCTTCACGATGGCCGACTCGTTACCAATCGGATTCTGCTGATACTGCGCCTGCCATTTCGAGTTTGGCAGCTCCTCCCGCAAGGCTTCCAGCTCTTCTATTGACCAAAATCT